ATTGAATTCATTGTTTAAAGTAGACGTATCAATAGCAATTTCATAGAGAGGGCGCCCATCAACTAACCCAGCACCAAAAATATTGTCTACGACTGCAGAAGCGTAACCAATTTTGTTGTTTAAAGGATCTAAATTCTGAGTAATCGTTTCTCCAATTAAATCCTCGGCATTTCCTTCTAGAACAAGGACTTTGAGCGAATATGTGGTAATCCAATCAGAATTGGACGCTTTTAGGGTATTGTTTTTTGGTTTTAATACCTTTGGTTTCTCATTAGAGATTAAGGTATTAAAAATAAACTGTATCGAGCGATCCGTACCTTTTGCCTGATAAAAATCTGTGATATTCTTAATCAGGGTGCGCTTATCTACACTATCTTTTAAATACTTCTCAGGAAAAGATGCTAAGTAGTCTGACTCGAAGTTTTTGACAAAAGCATACAAGAACAAGTTACTGATGTTCTGTACGTTATTACCAATGTCATGATTTTGTGCAAGAGTAGTAACAAACTGACTAGATGTGTATAAATCACCTAATCTTTGGTTTCCGCTAACACCACGAGATACTTCTAAGAAAGAAGTGTCGGTCCTACTCTTGTAGAATAAAATTTCATCTCCAATAGCAATATATCCATCTTTTTCAGGGAAGGAAGTAGCGTCTTCAACCTGGATAGTGGAATCAGCAGCATCAACTTGTGCTGATAGTTTAGTAGATTCTTTTAGAAGATTTTTCTCATAAAAATCGATATCACGATATTTCGTGATATTGTTAATCACATCTAGTGGATTTCCCCTTAGTTCTAACTGCTCATAGTATTTTTCAACGACCTTTGAGAAGTTCTCATAGTCATTGATAATGAACTCAGGCAGTTGAGATTCAATAAGAGTAGATATTCTTCTGGTCTCTACCATTTAAACTTACTCTGCGGTAATCGTGAACAAACTCTTGGGGATATCTACGTCAAGGTATACTTCCCTGACAGCACGAATATCATTGCTGAGAGGGATGGATCTGATCTCAATACGATTATCAAAGAAACTGCCTTTAATAATCGTCAAATCAAATAATTTGATCTCACCTTTTTCGTAATCTACTGTTCCAACAGAGTCGTTGAGAACAATTTTTTCACTAGTTATAGAGTCTATTCTATATAGGACCATTTTGCCAGCGCGATCCTCCAGATACACTGTATCTAAAGGATATTCACTAACTTTGAAACCTGTAGATTGTACAATTACATCTTCGTCACAAGTGTTATCAAATGCGTTCTGGAAACAAACTTCGTAGAAGAACTTATTATTGATTCTAGGATAAAAATCCTTCCTCATTTTGATAGTTGTGAGATTACCATTGATACTACGATCAGCATCATCAATAACGCCAACAAATTTTGAATATCGGAACTTACCATTAAATTTTTCTGTATCGGAGGATGCAATATACTTTTCAAGACCAGAGATTACTTTAGACTTGATTTCAGCAGCAGTCTGATTAGTTACAGACTTGTCATACATGACTCTAGAAATCAATTCAACGTAAAGAACGGAAGCATCCTTAATATCAGGTATAACAGATGCCACCATGTATGGTTTAAGTCCATTGACAATCTCTTGTTTGGTTCTGGAACTTAATCTCGACGCGGTAGATGGTTTGACGACAATCTTTACCTTACCATACTCAGGAGGATCATCTTCTTCTCCGCCAAATGTAATGATGTCTGCAATCGCAGGATAAATCTCACGAACAATTGCTGCGTAGTCATCAGCAGTAACTGCGCGGTTCTGTGTACCAAAGAACTTAGGTGCATTGAATTTGATCTTTTTCAGTGATTCAACCTCAGCGCCTCCATTTGCCGCCTCAGCAAGATCTGTCGAAGATGTATAGGAAATAGTGTAATTGTAACTAGAAGACCCTTGTGGGTCCTCCAAGACGCCGTTGAAGGTAAATGCTCTTGCACCATTGCTTGCAGGACCATTTGTAGACAGATATGTGATCTCTACTAAGTTGCCTGCTTCTAGTGCCTTGCCTAAAACACCATCACCAAAGAAGATCTCATACTGCTCATCTTCAATCTCTTCTGCGTAAAATACTTTGCTTTCTCCCGTAACAGATAGAATATTTTCCGCTCTTGCGAATACTTCTCCCGTAGATGCCTGTTCTGATGGGAAAACGCGCACTCTTAGCGTAGAAATATCCGCAGATGGGTTCTTAACTACGAATCTGTTCGATTTAGTTGCGTTAACTGTGTACGTATCAGTGACAAAGTTTCCTTCATATACGGAAATTTGATCAAAAGTTGCGGTTCCATTTACAACTTGTGCCTTAATGTCCTCAACTGCTACAAAATTATACGCTTCTGTATCATATGTTGCGGTAAATCCTGTACCACGCTTCAAAATAATCTCATTAGGTGCAATATTAGGAAACACTGCTCTAAAAGTCAACACCGCTTTGGGTGCTGTTGCAGACTTTGGTGTGTATCCTAACTGCTTTGCTAGTGCTACTACATTGTCCCTCAGGGTCGCAGAGTCAAGGAAGGTCTCGTTTACCACCATGTTGGTGTTAAACGCCGTGTAGTAGGTGTTGTATGCTAATACATCGAGAAGGTTTGCCCAGACAGAACCCTCAAAATCAAAGTCAGTAAATTCCTGCTGCGATCTCAAGTATTCCTTGAGAGCAGTCTTGATGTCTTCAAAATCTAGGTTTGATAGTTGAACGTATGGCATTTATCGAGTTCTCTCTAGGAAGAATTCTAGTGTTGCTGGAAAATCCTCTCTACCAATAATTTCAAACTCAAGTGCTACATCAAACCCATTATCTTCAAAGTTTGCATCAACTTCAATACCAAGAATAGAAATCCTTGGTTCGTAATTACGTAATGTCTCCCTGATGTTAGAAGAAATTTCACCTGCTGTTGCTACATCTAGGGGTTCAAACATCAAAGTGCGAAGATCAGACCCCAAATCTGGAGCAAATGGTCTTTCGCCCTTTGATGTCAACAGTAGATTAACAATCGCTTGCTTAATTGCAGCATCATCCTTCTTGACGACTAAATCGCCAGTTACAGGATGAGGTTTGAACGTAATGCTCAAATCCTTGAACGATTGGAAAGTTGCCACTATTAGTAGAGTTTACCTCTTAGTATTTAGTCACTTACCAACAAATCCATCATCCCACTCAGCATGAGCAAGAAACTCCTTAGCTTCTTTCATTTTTTGTGCTTTCTTCAACCAATAATCACTTTGAACTTCGGTAATCAATGTCATACCAGATTTCTCAAAGTCCTGACCTTTGTCTACTCGTTTGTCCATTGACTATTCTCCTATACATGGATGGTGACCAATATTTGTAATAATCGGTCTTGTGCAAAGTTTCCCTCGCACTCTCTAATTTATCTCTCTTCTGGATTAGTATTAAATTTCCTTCACCATAATTGCTCTGGACACCATTGATATATGTTGGTTCGTCCTTATGATCATCCAAAATCATGTAATCAGGGTGCATCATCGATAATTCAGACACCCTCTGCATTAATGCCGCCAAACTAACGTCACCAACATCAAATATCATGACATCAGCGTTCGCGTCTGAATTCAGAGCAACTTCCTCCAATTTACACCTAGTGACATCTATAGACGCTGAATGGGCATAAGGACAGATGGCATGACCACCTAACTCCTCACGCCCCTCCGAGATGTGCTCAATCCATGCTTCAATACTGCCCATTGGTAAAAAAGAAAACTTGATTCAGTCGATACTCTTCACCAAAATACATATCGTCTGCTATATTCATTCCATGGAGAAATTTCTTACCATCAAACAAATACAGTCGATTATACTTTGGTTCCAATCTATGTATCACATCATAAGATTCTTTAGATCGCCATGGACTTTCGTGCTCATTGACTCCCGTCTTATCATCGAGAACCTTGGAAGCATAAAGATTTGTACCTGAAATATCTCCAGGATTATTATTCAAAAATATAATCCCTGTATACCCAGCATCTTTATGTGGCCACCAATAATTGTCTCCATAGTTATTGAAGTCACATTTCTTGAATCTAGTGAGATTTGTAATAACTTGACCATCAATATATGGTCTCTGCCCACAAATCTCACTTAGATGTTGATATACTTGTATGGAATCAGAGTGGTACACGTCATGTCTACGATCCTCAAAGTATACCCCGTTATTAGATCGTGCTTGATCAGACTTCCATAACCCAGGTAGTGCCCCTAGAAAACTTCTAACAACACTATCTGGATCAGAGTAATAATCATCGATCTGATAGATCTTTGATCCCTCTAATTCACTTACCTTGACCACGATAACGCTTCTTTGCCTTATTACGACTACTGGCAGCATACTTTGTGTTCTTCCCCGATCCCTGTCGAGTCAGTTTGGGTTTGCCCTCAATGTAATTGCCACCTTTCATCATTGCCATGGAATTGCCTCCGTGTGTACCCACATATTATATCATGAACTTGGTTGGACTGCAATCTTTACTGAACTCGGTGCATAAGGTCCGATCAGCGGTCTTGCAGTCCCCAGAATAAATGCCTCGTCTCCACTTACTACTGGTAGTAACTTATTGAAAAACACTGACTTATTATTCACTGGTTTCAATATCCTCGCACCGCCTGTGGGATCCACACATGGCACACTAGGTATCGTTGGTACTCCAGGAACTGGTGCTACTGGTGTGCCTGCCACATAGTATTTCACAGGTTGCTTATCCATAAACAACCCACAGGTTAGCGGTGACCCACCAATTGCAGCAGGCGCAAATGTACAGGTCGCATTCGTTGATATTGTGTCAACTGTTGCTGGTGTGACTAGAAGTGGCATTTAAGTGCTCTGCAACTACTTGTTTTAGTTCTTGTAACTGGATATAAGCATCATTCAGAAAATCTGCCAGTTTCTCATGGTCATCAGATCCAGGGCGGCAATAATATAAGGTCCCTGGTTCCTCACAATCCCTCAGTCTCTTCTCCAAGGAATTCAATCTCGCTTCTAAGTCTTGATCCATCTTTAAAACTCTCCTTATATTGTATGCCGTATGCTCCAAATGCTGCAGAAACATCCATCTCTGGTGCTGCCTCAGCACCCGCATAGTAGTCTAATGCAGCATCTTGGATGGCATCGGCAAATTCATTGAAGTCATCAAACCTTTGCTCCTTAATTGTGCCATCCTTGGTCTTATACCTGATCTCTAGGTTCTCCTCGGGTTTTTCAGTCATTTTTTACTGGGCGGATTTTTTCATATACATTTAATCCCATAATCCGTATTACCTCCACTAGACATATACCAATATAACTAAATTCCTCTAAAGGGGTTGTTCGCGTGTTCATACCTGGCGGATTTTTTATATACGGGGGACCCACTAATATTTATCGATCGTGGGTAACACTTTGTAGACTAAGTACGCTAGATGGGACCCGCTCGGCGCTCGGGGGTATACAAAAAAGGGGGCAAATTACTGCCCCCTGAGTATCACTGCGCTGCTGCCACTGATCTTCTGCATTGTCGCTTAATCTGTGCCAATGCATAATTATCGCTAGGAGATTTACTGCAGGTTTGCACTATGCCTAGCGTTGGGTGTTTGTATTTCAAATGCTTAGAATCGTCTAAGAAAATGAAACCGAAGGATGACATGATGTTGTCAACTTCCTTCCTGTATTTTTTGATGTTCATAGTAGAGAAATCAAGCGCAGTGAGCGAAACCGATGGACTCGGTGATGGGTGACGAGCGAACCCAGGGGATGGGGTCACCCTTGGCAGGGCATCGCCAGATGATGCACTCCTCCCCCCATGCCTTAGCGAGTCGGTAGGCGTGGTTGATGTCGGTCGCCCAGTCGCACCCGTGAGGGTCAAAGGATTGCCAGGCGGAGGGTTGAACGGCGAAGGTCATCGGTTGCTGTGTCGTTGGTGAAATTATAGCATGGGAGGGGCGACCCCTCACAGATCCCACAGCATTTCGTTCATCTCGTCAGCGTCGATCTCAGGATGATCCCAACGCACGCCGTCGCCTGTCTTGCCGAGATGGGGTCCGATCTGCCCGTCTGTCATGCACCGCACGAACTTATCCCAAGGCGTCTCCAGACCCTCGCGATACGTGACGCACGCCTTAGCGGTGTTGTAGAGGAATTCATCGTTGCCGATCCACAGGGCAGCATTCCAGGTTTCGTAGTTTGCCCATCCGTTCATGTGTGTCTCCGTTTGTGTGTTGTGTGTATTGT